CGAACCGCAAGACGGGAAGGGCTATTTTCATGCGCACGTAGCGCATTAGCAGGGTCATTCCAAAAGGGAAGACGCTTTTCCTTGAGTTCAGAGAAAAGAAGAGGATCAGATTTTCCAAAAATCTTGTCGTAAAATTTAGGAACACGTAATTTTTGACCACGAACAATAATATAATCACGGGGGAAAACATCAGTTTTCCATTTTAAAAGCCACGGAGCACCGATACCAGGACGACGAGACATAGTAATATACTCAGGGGAACGATTAAGATGAATAACACCGCCGCCGTCAACAAACTCACCATACTTAAGCTGATAATCACGGAGAGCCTCAGGAGTAGAAGCCTTTGAAATAGTAAGTTTATCAACTATATACCGAGCGACATAAGCAGCAGATTCAAAAGTAATTGCACCTAAAAGAACACCACCACGTTTCCAAACTTTTTCAGCTATACGAGAAGTCCAAACAGTATCACCACGATCAGTTTTTTCTTTAAAAACTTTATCAGGAAAATCAAAATTAAAAAGGAGACCATGATAATGAGGTCTACCCTTTTTTTTCCCATATTCACCACAATGGAAAAATCGAATACGATCAGGGAAACGCCTACGTAAAGATTTCATAAACAATTGAAAATCACGAACAACAAGAGAACGATGAGGAGGTAACATCTCATTACGATACGTAAGAGTCACAAAACAATTTCGCTGATATAACGACGACTCGTGCAAACAACGGATCGCCCATTGGCGTGACCGTTCAAGACGACATCCAATACATTGACCGCATCCAACATGCAATTCGACCGGCGAATCTGATAGGTAGTCAAAGAACACGAGAGGACGCACCCCCGTACGTCCTGGAGTACGCCCTCTCCACGCAGTGAGCGGATGAAAACAGGGCACATTATTTCCGTTCACCACCACGCAAAGCACCAAGCATAGGCCGAGGAGCGTTAGACTTATGGACACGCTTAGCATCACGAGTAAAGGACTTCTGCGAAGCCTTATAAGGAATAGCAGAACGACGATTAGACATCAGACACCACCAAGAAAGAGAATTAGGGAGCGGGGCCACCAAGCAGGCTATGCCAACCAGGGAGGCCCCAGAACCCTATAAGTGAGGCTTCACGCCTCAAAAAAATTAGATACTAAACAAAACCCAAAGTCAACAAATTAAAAACAATTAGGCAGGGACTATAACTCGCCCCTGCACCCCCGAATAAAAGAAGGGCCCCCAAAACGGGAGCCCTTCAAAGACAGACACCAAAAGGTGTCAGTCAGACCAGTTACATCGAGAGGGAACTGGTCAGGAGCCCCCATTAGGAGAGCTAGGAGGGGCCACAGGAGCATTTAAAGACACCGCCACAGGCGGAACGGCAGGAGGATTACCTCCAGCCGTCACAAGAGAAGCAGGAAGAAGGCCGAGCTTAACAGCCTCAGCCAAATTAGAAGAATCAGACATAAAGTCAACAAACAAAGCCGGATCGTTAGAGAAGCGCTTACGGATAGCGGCGGGCAAATCAGCAAAAGCAGTCGAAGCCCGAGCAACCGTAGCAAGCGCAATACGATAATCCGGCATACCAGAAACATCAAAATACTGCCCAGTACGAACAGACATATTAAGAGCACCGTCAACACCATAACGCTTGATGATCGAATTAATATCAGAATCATCAGCAGAAGATTGAACGGTAAGAGAAACACCAGGCATAACAATACCAGGATTAGAACGATGACGATCTTTAATCCAATCGACAGAAACATCAGTCACAACACGGTCACGAGAAACCTCACGACCATTTTTATCAAAAGTCACCTTAGGGTGACGACCATACATAGACATAAAACACCATAAGAAAGAGAAAAAAATTACCTAAACTCAAAAGGAACTTTAGAACCTTTTTGATCAGGAGAAGATTCAAAAAGTTTTTTTCCAAAATATGCGGCTGCAGCCGCCGCAGAAGAAACATTATCAGAACCACGAGTAGCTTCAAGAAACCCACCAATCTCAGGCTGAGATTTATAAAAATCAGCGGCCGCCCTAGCCTTAGGAACTTGAGATTGAGCAACATCAGCGGCCGCGGCCGCAGACTTAGCAGTAGAACCAGCAATAGCACCTTCAACAGGAGAAGAAAAAGAAGCAATAGGAACAGAAGCGGCAAGAGAAGCTTGTTCAGCAGAAGCAAAACCACCACTAGATGAAGAAGCTCCGGCGCCTCCAGTGCCGGAAAGAATAGGATTAAGACCAGCCAATTTCAAATCTGAAATCTCACGTTGATGAGCAGAACTAGACATCTGTCTAGAAAATTCATTCTGCTGTTTAATACGTTCATCAGTTTTAATATTGGCCGCTTGAGCAGAAAAATAATCGCCAATATTAGAAGCAAGATCAGGCCCATACATAGTGGAATTACCCATTATAACCTCGCAAGACCAGGGACACTGTAAACAGGCATAGGACGGGAACAAGTCAATTTGTTAAACGAATCGAAAATGAAGTGCGGCTCGCTGGGTACAGCAATGACACGATCAACAGGAGTATTTGACACAATAAAAGCGGCATTGAGAACAGGGGCCGAACTAAATTCTTGTGATAGATGCCATACATCAAGAGATGAAGCTTCGAAGGAATTAAAAAGGCCAGAAATAAGAGAAGGCTTATAGCGATATTCAGCATACCGTTCCTGATATCCGAAAACAGTAGTACCCGTAGCATTCGCATGCCAAATCTCCTTTTGAAGGACTGGCTGTTCACCCAAATTGGCAAAAATAGGATGATAAAAATCAAACCTGGTATCACGATGCCACATGCGTTCTGTACCAGATTGATAAGTAAGATCAGCACGAACCGAACAAAGACCAATAAGGATAGTATGTTCAGTAAAAGCCTTACGGAAACCATTCCGAGCAACAGCTTGACCAAAACCAGCAAGATTACCTTGAGGAGTAGCGGCACTAACAGAAGTTTGTGGAACAACATTAAGACCGATACGCTCAACAGAACCACCTAAATACTCAGGACGTTGCTGACGGGCATCATCAGAAGTAACACCAAACTCAGCCAAAACAATCTCAGGATAACGAGTACCGCCACGAGCATATAACTCAAGGACTTGTTGCATAGCAATAGCATCACGCAATACATTAACAGTAGCGGCGGTAGCAGAAGCTAAATCAGCAGATAATCTAGTCATAGGATCAATAAGAACATTAATAGTATCACTAGTATCAATTAAACCACCAGTACCGTCAGTATGAAGACCGCTCTGAGAATTCATAGAAGCATAAGTATCAACACGGCGCATAACCATAGCCGTGCCGTCAGCAGGATTAAGACTAACGGGAGCAGAAGTACCTAAAGGTATCGAAACAGCAGTTCCTTTCTGAAGAAATGGTAAAGCAGAAGTAAAATAATCATGCTTTTTACCACGCCGAAGAAGCACATAATCAGCCTCAGCATCAGGGCCGTCATCGGTATCAACAACAACAGAATCTTGCAAATTTTGATCACGATAATGAGTATTCCAGATGAGGTTATAAGCCCTTGTCCACCAAGCATTTTTAGTAGCAACACCAAGGAGATCACCGTCATAGCGAACGCCCATATAATTAAGAAGTTCGCCGGCTAAAGGTTGATTAGCAATATTGATTTTAGGAACAAGAAACGAAATTGAATCAGCAGGATTTTTTTGTTCACCCATAAATTTTTTAAAATTATCCCACACAAGACGACAGGGAACCGCCCAATATTCGGTCTCTAAATACATATTGTCCATAATTGGCTTAATAGGAGTAGCGAGACGAGCAAGCATAGTAGAACTAAAATCGAAGGTATCACCTGGAAGGGCCTCATCGACAAAAAAAGGAATAAGATAATCAGCATCAAAAGTAGTTTTATGAGCAAACGTACGATCAAAACGGGAACGTTGAATATTCGCCTTAGGAATATTTGAAAAATTATGAGACATTACCGTAGGCATAGGAGTAGCGGAGCGATTAACCATTATGCACCCTGAGAAGAAATAAGATCGCCAATATTAGCAACACGATCCGGAGCTAAACCAACACGTTCAAAAACACCAAAATCATGATCGTACTCCCCAAGACAAAAAATATCATAATCAAGAGCATGAAGACCAAGAGTAGACTCTGGATTTTTACGAATAGAATCTACAACAGCACGACAAGCAAGACCGTCGTTATGAACAAAAAAAGGAGTATCAAAAGATTTTGCAACTTTATCATACAAACAATAAACTTTAATTTTCGCCATCCTCGAGACCACGAGAAAGAGTAAACATTGAAGCCTTAAGAACCGCCTCGCGAACCGCAAGACGGGAAGGGCTATTTTCATGCGCACGTAGCGCATTAGCAGGGT